GCCAAGTGTCTTTAGTCTCGCCTGATTGTGCTTTAGGGCGTGGTGCTTTAGTTATTACATGGTTTCGCATCCATTCTGCTAAATCTTCGATATCATCATCATCATCTGAGTCTTCATCAAATGTAACAATAACTGGATCTATTTTGGGTGCTGCTGCTTGTGCGAATGAAAGGTTGATTTTAACCTTATTCTGATCTTGTGTGAATGTTTTCTTAACAATTCCAAATTTCTTTTTATTTTTAAAGAAGAAATCTTGTGTACTAAGTTCTCCTTTGTTAACTGTTGGTGCTGGTCTGCATAAACAGAAATTTGATTTAATATCATCGCACTCGTATAAAAAGCGTCTGAATTTAAAACAATGATATAATTCACATCTACATGATGATTCTATTTGTGCGTAGTTAAGTCCGCACACGCAAAATTTATGAGATGGTATTGGTAAGTCCATTGAGATTTTATCGCATTCGCATGCTGGTTCATAAAAATAAGTTCCTAATTCGTCTGTATATTCAACTAAATTAGAATATCTGTTGCCATGTTTGCAACGATGTTTGTCTCGCTTATTAAATAATTCTAGTCGTTCTCCGACTGGCATTGGTCCTGGTATAAGTGCGGGTGATGTATTATTTCTATTAAGAAGTCTAAAACTAGGCTTTGCCAAAAGATCTACTTTCAAAGGCTTTTGAATAAGATTCTGATTGTTCTTGTTCTTTGGTTGTGTCAAAGTAAAAGAATGGGCTATAATTGGTTGCGTGCCCTCAGCTCCTACTGTCAATTTGCTACGATCATTTTCTTTATTTACTCTTCGTAAATAACCTTTAATGTTATGTGCTCGTTGTTGTCATTCAAAGTCATGTGTTGTGGTAAGTCGTATGTTCTAAGTTCTGAGGTAAATTCCGTTGGTACAAAATTGAGTTGTCTAATTTTGTGTCGCTCTTGTCTGAGCTGTAATTGGACATTTGATCCTTCTGCTTTCGGAATTGGTTTTGGGGTGGTTCTCCACTCTTTCTTCTCTCTCTCTTCTCCTTGAAATGAATTAATTGTATTTTCCGCCATTATTTTTAACGTACAAAAGTTACACCGAAAATTTTCAGTTTGGCTTGTGATATGTTCTGGAGCGAATCCGATAATGGTATTAAATATATTATTCATATATAAAATCAAAAATAAAAATTCAGATCTGATTTCTTCATAATAAAAAATATAAATAAATAAATTAAAAATTATTGGCCAATGGCTCGAAGCCTGTTGGTCTTTAAATGAAGTTGCATGGATTGTAATCCATGCA